ACTGTTGAGAATGAAGAAGGACAAACAAAACAAGTGCATGCAAAAAATGTGCATAGAATAGAAAGCCAAAAAGAATTGAGAGCATTATTAATGGAGCAAGTACACGTAGTACCACCAACAATAAAAGGTAATGACTTTTATGAAATACTAAAAAATTTATTTGAGAAATCTAAAATAGAAGTATTAGAACCTGCAGAAGGAACTAATCCATCTGATATATTAAAAGCACATATACATAGATACATAAATGATCCTCAAGCTAAGAAATATAATTCTTTCAAAAGTGGTAGACCATTATTAGATGATGAGTATGCATACTTTTTATACAGTGCATTTTATGATGATTTAAAAACATATGAATGGAAAGAATCATCAGCTAAGACATCACTAATGATAAAAGCATTATTCCCTAGTAAGAAACCAGAGGATCAAGCTAAGTTTGATCATAGTAAAAAGTTTCCTGGAAAAGATTCTGATAACAAACAATATCCACCATTAAAAACTTTAAGAATACCATTAAAATATTTTGAAAGGGAAGAAGAAGTTAATGAACAACATCAGTTTGAAAGTGAAGAAGACATAGTATGATTTATAAATACTATGGTCCACCAGGAACCGGTAAGACATTTAAACTTATAAGTAGATCAAAAGCATACGCAAGACTAGGAACCCCACTTCACAAAATAGGCTACTTTGCATTTAGTAAAAAAGCTGCAGGTGTTGCAAAAGAAAGGATGCCTGCAAGTGAAAAGAATCTTCCATACTTTCAGACACTACATTCTTTTTGTTTTAATTTTTTAGATATGAAAAAAGAAGATATCATGCAGCCATATCATTATGAAAAGTTTGGTAAAGAAATAAATGTAAAAGTAAAATACGCAGACAAATATAACAAAGAAGAAATAGGTTATTTAACTTGTGACAATCCTTATTTTCAATTGATACATAAAGCAGTAAACAAGTGTGTTACTGTTAGAGAAGAATACGAACTATGGGAACATGATCCCAAAGAAATATTATGGGGAACTTTAAAGTATATTAGTGATAATTTAGTAAAGTATAAAGATGCTAAAAATTTATATGATTTCAATGATTTAGTAGATTTAACGATTAAATCTAAAGACAAAGCAAGCTTTCCTAAATTCAAAGCAGTATTTATTGATGAAGCTCAAGATCTATCACCATTACAATGGAAACTATTTGATGTGTTAAAAGAAAAATCAGAAGATATCTATCTAGCAGGCGATGATGATCAGGCTATATTTGTATGGGCTGGTGCAGATGTAGAGAGATTTATTAAAGAACCGGCTAAAGAAAGGGTCCTAAAGTACTCAAAACGTGTGTCTAGAACCGTCCAGGAGGAGTCTCAGAAGCCGATTGAGAAAATTATGGGTATAAGGAAGGAAAAACACTATTTACCACGAGATTACGAGGGAGAGTCATTTACCATAGGTAATCTGAGTCAAGTAGATTTAACTAAAGGTAAGTGGTTAATTTTAAGTAGAACTATATCTAGACAAGTAAAGATAGCTGAAGAATTGAAACGTAAAGATTTATTTTATGAAACTAATAAAGGTAAAAGTTTTGCAATGACCATGTACAAAGCTGCAATGCAATACGAGTCTTGGACCAGGCATCAGGAATTAGAAGATAGAGTTATAAAAGATATAAAAGAATACACGGGTGATGTTGAATGGAGTCGAAATAAAGATTGGTTTGATGCATTTATTGAGGCTGATGAAAAAGAAAAATTGTATATAAAAAATATGTTAGACAATGGAGAGAATTTAAATACAGATGCTAGAATATGGCTATCCACAATACATGCAGCTAAAGGTGGAGAAGAAGATAACGTAATTTTATGTTTGGATATGGGAAAGAAAATTCTTAAATCTATTAAACGTAGTCAAGAAAAAAATGATGAAGAACATAGAGTCTGGTACGTAGGAACCACAAGAGCAAGAAATAACCTATATAAACTAAAAGCAAAAATACAACGAACAGGATATCAACTATGAGAATACTTACATCAGATATATTTATAACAATAACATTAACATTTTTTGTCATCAACATAATGGAGGTATTAAAATGACACATAAAGATATGTTTAAAGATTCATTTCCACAAGACAAACAAATTGGAGGATCACATTACAAAGATTTTCATATTCAACCATATGAATTTATTTCTAAGAACGACCTTTCCTTTTTTCAGGGAAATGTTATAAAGTATGTTTGTCGCTACAAGAACAAGGCGGGAATACAAGACTTAGAAAAAATAATTCATTACTGTGAATTAGAAATTAAAACAATGAAAGATCTTAAAAAGAAATGATTATACCACAAACAGAATGGTTAGCACCTACAGAGTATCCTGATCTAAGATCAGCAAATGAAATTGCAATTGATTTAGAGACACGTGATCCAGACTTAAAGAAACTGGGTTCAGGGGCCATCATAGGTAATGGTGAAGTTGTAGGTATAGCTGTCGCTGTAGATGGTTGGAAGGGTTACTTTCCTATTGCTCATGAGATTGGTCCAAACGAAGATCGTAAAAAAGTTTTAGATTGGTTTACTGATGTATGCGAATCACCTGCTACAAAAATATTTCATAACGCAATGTATGACGTATGTTGGATACGTAATTTAGGTATAAAAATCAATGGTTTAATTGTAGATACTATGATTGCAGCATCATTGATTGATGAGAATAGATTCTCTTACACCTTAAATACCATGTCCTGGGCTTACCTTAACAAAGGTAAGAATGAAGCAAGATTAATAGAAGCTGCAAAAGAAAGAGGACTAGATGCAAAAGCTGATATGTGGAGATTACCTGCTATGGAAGTTGGATCTTATGCAGAACAAGATGCTGAACTTACTTTAGAACTTTGGCAAAAATTTAAAAAAATAATTATTGAAGATGATTTACAAAATGTATTTAATTTAGAAACTGATCTGTTCCCCTGCCTGGTCGATATGCGCTTCCTAGGGGTGAGGGTAGATGTTGAGAAAGCCAATCAATTAAAAACAGCACTGGCAGTGAAAGAACAAAACCTAATACAACAAATAAAAATAGAAACAGGAGTAGAAGTTCAGTTAATGGCAGCAAGAAGTATTGCTCCAATTTTTGATAAATTAAATTTACCTTATTCAAGAACTGAGAAATCTGATGAGCCATCATTTACTAAAAACTTTCTTGTTACACATAAAAATCCTGTAGTACGTATGATAGCAGAAGCTAGAAAAATAAACAAGGTTAGAACTACATTTATTGATTCAATAATAAAACACGAACACAAAGGTAGAATACATGCAGACATCAATCAGATTAGATCTGATGATGGTGGTACAGTTACAGGTAGATTTAGTTATTCTAATCCTAATCTACAACAGATTCCAGCAAGAGATCCAGATACAGGACCATTAATAAGAAGTTTATTTATACCTGAAGAAGGTTGCAAGTGGGGTACGTTTGACTACTCGCAACAGGAACCAAGACTTGTTGCTCACTATTCATTAAAATTTGAATTACCTTCTGTAAATGATATTGCAGATTCATATGAAAATGATCCTTCAACAGACTTTCACAAAATTGTTGCAGAGATGGCAGAGATACCTAGATCACAAGCAAAGACAATTAACTTAGGTTTATTCTATGGTATGGGTAAGGCAAAACTAATGAATGAATTAGATTTAACAAAAGACAAAGCTGATGAGTTATTTAAAAAGTATCATGGTAGAGCACCTTTTGTAAAACAATTGATGAATAAAGTTATGAATGCCGCGTTAAACAAAGGCCAAATAAAAACATTACTTGGTAGACGTTGTAGGTTTCCTAAGTATGAACCAATATTAAATGGTAGTGATTGGGGCAAATATATACCACCAGAAGATGAAGAACGTATGAAAGAATTACAAGAAATGGGGCCAGTGTTAATAGACTTTGAAGGTAATATAATTAAAGATAAAGATGGCAAGCCAAAGAAAAACTATTGGCATAAAAATCCAACACGTAGAGCTTTTACATACAAAGCATTAAACAAATTAATTCAAGGTAGTGCAGCAGATATGACTAAAAGAGCTATGATTAACCTATATAAACAAGGACATTTATCTCACATACAGATACATGATGAACTTGATTTTTCTATTGAATCAGATTCACAAGCTGATAAAATAAAACAAATAATGGAACAAGCCGTAGATTTAGAAGTTCCAAATAAAGTTGATTATGAATCCGGTCCTAACTGGGGTGAAATCAAATAGGAGATAAAATGTTAAAACAATACAAAGATAAGTTTATGTTGTGGCAATTACATAACAGAACTGAAATTATCATCGCTGGAGTATCTTTTATACTTGGCGCAATAATATTTTAATTACATAAAATAATAGGATAAGTAAATATGAGTTTAAATATATGTTTAGATTGTAACTTTGAAAAGAAAAAGTGTCAGTGTGTTATTGAACCACCTAAAGTTAAAATAAGTTGGTGGAAAAAAATAATTCATTTTTTAATAGGTTAAAACTAATGGAGTATTGTAGGATGAATTATTATTTTACAGGTGCTTTAATTATAGCTTTTGTATTAATAGCTTTATTTTTACACCCAGGATACATTCCTAAATGATGGAAAAAATTTTAACTTTGTTAGTCGGACTCTTAATAGCATTAGGAGGATGGTCGCTATCTAGAACATTTGAATTGTCTACAGGTCAAGCTGTA